CCGCCAACCCCATCAGAATCACTCCACCAATCAACTCCGGGATAGCGCGCTGTCGTTTTGGCGGTTTCTTTCAAAACCAATGCGGCAACTGCTGGCGCTGTTCTCGGGTCGAGAGTATTCTGAATAAAGGCACTCCAAGTCTTTGCCAACACCATGTAGTAAAACTCGAAAGTTTCTGGCCTAATTGGCGTGGAATGAACGTAAATAGTCGTGCCATCTTCACGAATAAGGGGGATTACAAGATTGAGTTGGCGGTTAATTGTGACCATTGCGAGTGTCCAATTTCAGAATTAAACAAAAAGAGTAGAGTTGATGTAGTAAATGCCCTTCAGCATAACAGGGAAGTCATTGCTTTCGCCGGTCAGGTCCAGATCGGCAATGTTTTGCAGAATGCAGTTGCTGATATAGTAGGAGCCAAGCAAAGAGGAATCTGTTACAATAGAAATGTCACCAATAGCGGCATTGGTGGTGCGCTGTTTCTCCCACTGCTGCGCAAGGTATTGGCTCTTGTTGAGATACATCTGCACCGTCACGACTTGATAAAGACGCGGAGACGGCACCGAGCCAGTCAGGGTGGCGATGTAATCACTTGTGTCGCCCTCAAAGGTAATGCGCGCAACCTTGGTGCCGAAAAACCCAGAAGTGACATTGAGATTGGGGTGACTGATAACCGAGACGCTGGTTAGAGCGCGGTTAAGAGTGCCCTGAGGGATAATAGGATTAGCCATGGTTTTTTGTCCCTAGAATGGTTTGTTAGCCGATCAAAAGCGTAGTGGCTTCAATGTTGAAGTAAACATTGAGGAACGGAAGCTGCGGAACCCATACGCATGACAGACCGGCATATTTACCAATCCCATAGTCATTTGGATTTTCGTTAGCATATGCTTGCATAGGCTCGGCGTTCACAACAATCTGGCCCGCATAATTACCGGCATTCAGATTTGCCAAAAACTGCGCAATGGGAAGCTGAGTGGCAACAACCTGCCCATTACCAAGGCCAGCACTGACGCCCGAATTGGCAACAGCCAAAACGCGATTCTGAAGGCGGTTAATGCCCTGCTGATTGTAATACAGCGGATTGAGGCTAGATGCCGATCCGACGATCACCTCATTGGCAATGGCCTGCCCCATGTTAATCTGAGCCCAGTCAACGGAATACCAGAAGTTCCAGAAATTGCCGTCCGACATTTTGCCCTGAAAGACGATATTGCTGGAAATGCCGCCCTGCTGGCCCGTACCAATCCAACCGACATTAGCCGTTGCAAGTTGTTGCAGGATGGATTGATTGCCGGTCACAGGATAGGCCGTGGTGCCATAACTAGGGGAATAGCTAAGGGGGACCAGCTTGTTTGTGCTGGACGGGTTTTGGGCCAGCGCATTGCCAAACGCCGAGGCAAGGGTAAATTCAGTCGAAGGGGCCGCAGGTGCATTCACTTCTGCATAAACACACTTCAGACCGGCGTAGACCGCCCTATTGGCAACAGTCGTCGTGACCCAGAAATAAACCTGCGAATTAGTCGAGGTATAATTACTAAGAAACGTCAGGAATGCCGCCTGATCGTCCCACTCTGCGGGAACGAGATAGTTGTAAATCTGCCCCGGAGTATTTGCAACGCTGGCAATGAACGTGGCAAGATCGGGGACATTCTCAGTCGCGGTGCCCTCACCCAGTTCAACAATGTAAATGCTGGGCACGCCTTGACCCGCAAAGTAGGTGGTGCCCATAGCAAGCAACTCACCCACCGCGCCAAGCGTCACAGTGCCCGGAGTGGTCTCCACGCCGGGATTGGTCGCCAAGGGATAGGTCAGCGTTGTGGTGCCCGTTATAGTGCCCGTAAACGTGCCATTATATCCTATGGGGCTTGCGCCAGAGATGGTGATCGGAATAACGTCGGCGCTAGTCCAGCCATGCGGCGTAGTCGTCGTAACGGTGACAACGCCCGTAGACCAAGTAAGCGATGCAATGGCCTTGCCGGGTGCCAGCAATGCAGTCAGCTGAGTGATGTTGCTGACCAGAGTGGCAGTGCCGGGGGTAAGGGAAGATCCCCCCTGCGAAACAAGACCACCAGTCTGCTGAATCGTGTTTGGCGAAGGTGCCAATACCACTGAGGTATTGACGGTGACAATATTAGTAGTGGTCATGTTAATGCCCTCTGGTCAGGGTTGAAGGTTGTTGGTTATTTACTGATTAAGTAAAGTTGCCAACGGCCATAACAGACACGTTTGCGCCAGCCGTTACATACCAACCGGGGTTCGCAGTTGTAGCGGCTTTGGCCTGCACCAGAACCTGAAAAGGCTTAAGGTCGGCAACCGAAGTAGCGCCGCCAGCAAACAGCACGATTCCAGTCGAGCCAGAGCCATCATAAAGCGTCACAGCGCCCGGCGAAGTGGAGGAGGGAACGATAGTAATCGCATAAAGCGTATCGCCTACAGCGCCAGTGGCACCGAGAACGGCCTTTGTGGAACTAGCGGCCACCTGAATATGCGTTTCATTCTTTTCAGTAACGCGCAGATTGCCCGCCGAATCAAGATTGGTAAACGCAACGCCACCCGAGGGGTTGAGGGCGGACTGAGCAGCAAGATTCTGACCCATATTAAATACTCCTTAAAGTTAATTTACACTATCATTTCAGAGGGTGCATAGATACCCTCTAAAAAGGCACTCCGAATAATTTGTTGCGACAAACTATTCATTCTGTTTTGATAATAGTTGACTTCAAACGTCACCGCCTTTTTCTGGGCCAATGCGCTTATTTCAACCTGCCCCCGCTTTGCGTCTCTCGGCATGGGGGAGTTCATAATACCGAGCATCATAGGATTATTCAGCGCGTAGTTTTGCACTGAATCAATCCAATCCATAATCATGTTATTGCGAATGCCATAAGTAATCACGCGGACATGATCTTTAGTAAGCTGCCAACGGTTTCCTGCATTATCCCAAAATGGAGCCGACTGCATGGGGGACGTGCCGTCTTCATCAATATGGATAACCGCATAAGGCGGCTGTATATTATCCGGCACCAAATAACTAGGATAAACCGGAAATAGTTGATTAAGCGTCAGCCAAACCGGCAGGGAATTGGAAACTACTTGAGCTTGCCCAAGGTCATTGGGGTTATTGAGTATCTGTGACGCTAGAGACGCGTAAACGGCATCACCGCTGTAGTGATACAGGCCCGATTGTTTATACCAGCCAGAGCGGGTCGAGAACGCATATTGTTCCCCATCCGTGGAGGCCAGATACATATATTGCGGATCAGTGCGCGCCAGATCATTGATTGGCTGCAAGCTGGTAAAGATCATCCGATGAACGGAGAAACTCTCGTCCGGGTCTTGCCGGTTAACCGTGGTATGATGCAGGGAGCCTTGCGCCTCAAACATCAGGGAATAGGAACTGTCATAGGAACCCGGCGCGAGAACCGATGCGTTCACCCAGAACACAAAGCCATCAACGGGCAACACAATGCGCTTATATAGCTCAAAGGTGACGCGCTGCTGTAGATCAAGCGTCTCAAGCCCCGCCCGCAGCGTAGACGCCATCTGGCCTTGATTGCCGGTGGTCTCAAATACAGAACCGCCACCGCCGCTCATTCTTCCACCCACGCAATCATTGAGGTTTCATATAGGGCCGTGTCGATGAACGATGGGCGGGGGCCAGATGCGACCTTATCCTTAAATCGCAGCGAACGACGGTTTTGCGCCGCCTTGGTAGGGACGCCGGGAATACCCATGCCTTCAATCTCGCCGGTCATCAGAAACGTGCGGAACTCTTGCCGAATATCCTGCCCAGCACTAGCGAAGGGATCGCCCACAAAGCCGCCTTCCAGAATGGCAGACAGCGCGTTTTCTATAGACGACACAAGCGCCTTGGTGATATCTTGTTGATGGGCCTCGTAAAAATTCCGCATTACACCATACTTTTCCTCAAGTATGGTGGCGACGGTATAGGTCGTGGCGGGCTGGCCATCGCGGTTATCATAGGGCACATCTATGACGCCCAAGCAGAGGTCGGCCATCCTAACTGACCCCCCAGTTTGTGCCTACACTTTGGGCAATGCCCAAGTATGTTCTGCCCCACACCGTGGTTGTTAGCTGCAACTGCCCAATTGTCAGGTTATTCGCTTGATGCGGTACAACCATGCTGGCGCTAGTGCCCTCATCGCTTGAGGATGAGACCGTGCCGGTGGTAAATCCCAGCATATTGTTCTGTTTGCGGATATACTGAAAGAACCCGTAGTTCACGTTCTCAACAGTGATATAAACTAGCCCCGGCACATCCGGTGCCCAAGTAGCCAAATAATGTCCGGCCAAGTTATACACCGCAATCAAATAAAGCGGCCCCGGCACACACTCCAGCATCATGTTAACTGTGGCCACAGCCGTATTGTAAGCATACCCAATGGAAGGGGAATCGCTGGGCAGATATTCCACAGGCACACCCATCACACCGTAAACCCAGTCTTGAAAACCGGCCTCGGTGGGGATTGGCGTGTAGGGATATGTTGTCACCAGCGATTCCCTATCAGTTAAGCGGTTTTGCGGGGGCGACCGCGACCACGAGACGCTTCAGGGGCGGAATTAACCCGCAGACCCTCTTCCAGCTTGGGAGCGGTCATTTCAGGATCGCTCTGACCCACGCTCTCAAATTCCATCTCGAACCCAGTGGACTGCGTATTGCCCATTTCATTAGCAATCTCACGCAGGCCATAATCCGAAACAATGGCAAGGTTCTTGCGGCGCTCAACGCCAATGTCCGAAAGGCGGCCCATGTTGTGCGCCTTCACATCTTCACAGATCGGGCGAGGCACTGGCTTGTCCAATGACCAAACCAGCTTAACCACGCCCATGGACTTTGCTGTGCGTACGTCATCAACATTGACTGCACCCGCGCTAAATTCCAACTGCTGAACCAATTCTTCTACCTGCCCCGGAAACAGATCGCCGCCGAATTGCACCTGAGCGCCAGCGGGGATTTCCAGAAACTTAGGCGGCAGAATTTTAGCGTCCATACGGTTGCCATTGCCATCAACAGCAAAATCAAGCCGGTAATATACTTGCCGATTCTGCGCCGTGCAGTTCACAACATAGAGCCTTGCCATATTAAATCTCCGCGAGTGGTGCGAGTGTTAGACGGGTAGGCGCACTCGCAACGCCTACCCGCCCAACGTCATTTACTGATAGTTGGCAGTAATGATGGTCAATGCCTGCGGGCGCGGTGCCCAGCCCGGCGTCAGACGCCATTCGCTGAGAACGTCCGTTGCGCCACCAGCCAGCGGGCTGATGATCTCACGCGGAGCGGCCATGTCCGAATACTGCGTGAGGCAGGTCGGGTTGCTAGGCTTCAGCGTGGCAAACACGTTGGTATTCAGGGAAGCGGGGCCGCCGGGAACAGCAACCTCAGGCATCGCAATCAGGATGATGTCGGCGTTAGCCGAACCGCCAGCGCCCTGAAGCGTGTCGTCATAGGCCCAGACCAGTTCGTCCTCGTTGGCCACCAGCATATTCTTCAGCGTTTCCACTGTCGAAGCGGTGCCAGCACCGACGCGCTGGAACTGTGTCAGGCTGACCACGTTGTATTCAAACTGCGACAGAGCGCGCTGCGGGCCAAGCACCACGAACTTGCGACCAATGCCAAGCTGCAGAGTGCGCGTTTTGATCTGCGCGATCTGGTTGGCAAGGAAAAACGCCATCTGACCATTATCATAGGTCGTGATGGTGGTATCTCCATACTGGTCAGGGGGGAGGTTGGTGGCAGTAGCGCCGGGAGCGTTGATGAAACCCTCACCATACTGCGGCTGGAGACCGAACAGAGCCGCATCGCGGGCCTGCTGGAAGTGAGCCTGACGCATACCAAGGCGATAAGCCTCGGGAACCGCAAAGCCCCAACGGCCACCAGCAGCAACGTCGTGGTGGTCATAGTTGGCGCGGACGCGGAACTGATAGGTATTGGTGTTGAACATCTGGGCCGAAATATCGACACCCGGCAGTTCATTGGCAGTGGACTGCGAAGCCGACATCTTGGTGCGGATGTTCAGCTGCTTCGCATAAACGACGAGATCGTCCTCGGCCAGCTTGGCGCGGATCTTGCCGCCCTCCAGCACCTCGGTATAACCCGAAGCCTGCTGGAACTGCATGAAGATTTCCGGTTCGCGGAAACTGGGTTCGATGATTTTATATGCACCGGCATTGATCGCCATGGCTTTATTCCCTTTCTAATTAGGCTTGACTAGGCTTACGCCGTGGTGCCGCCGGTGAGTTGGATGATCGCGCAAGAACCGTTAAAGTTCCAAGTGGCGTTGCCGGTAATGGTGCTATACAGCACGTTCATGCAGCCCGAGGGAACCACGTCCAGAACGGTGACGGGCAGGGCACCGCCGTTGGGCTCAATGGTGCCGCCCGACGAATATGTGCCATAGTAGCCCGAAGCCGCAACAGCAACCACAACAACCGTGGACGACGTGACGCTAACAACAGTCCAGAAACCGTTGTAAGAGCCGCCTGTGCCGCCCGTGCTGACGATGCCGGCAACGTCAATGTCGTCACCAGCGGTCAGAACAGCGGTCAGGTTGGTGCCAACCGTAAAGGTGATCTGGCCGCCAGAAGTGTTGGCCCACGTTGCACCCGTGATGGTAACTGCGGTGTAACCCGGAGCGTAGGGAGCCAGCTCTTGCGACGTGAAGTCCCAGCTAACCTGCTGATTGATGAGGCCACCACGCAGTGAGATCAGCGAGGGATCGCAAGCCACGGCGATACGGGCACGCGAACCGAGCGGATAGTAGTTGATCGACTGGCCCGAACCGGCAGTGCCAACGGGGCTGTTGGGATCGGAAACGAGGTTGTAAGCCTGATCGAAGACCGTGAAGCCAACCAGAGCGGTCGAACCGGAGAGCGACGTAGCGCGCCCCAGAACCTGACCCAACGAATTGCGGGGGCCGGTGCTGCTAATGGGCGAGATGTCGGCATAAACGCCAACGCCGCCCCACATCGGGATTGTTTCATTCTGCGAAACAATGCCCGAACGCAGCACGTTACGGGTGGATGGATCAGGGAAAGTCTGGCCCTGAATAAGACCATTCGAGGAAGCCCCGTTAAAGAGACCCTGCCCCGAAGTGGTCAGCGAAGGATAACCGTTGTTAGCAGCCATTTTCTTTTACCTTTGCAAAAATTGATTAGGCGCGACGAGCGTGACCGGAAAAGTCACTCATCCACGACACCGGCTCACCAACGAACTCGTTGATGATATGACCGCCAGCCTGACGCGAGATTTCGCGAAGCTGACCCGGAAGCACATCGGCACCACGGCGCGCAGCCGCAATGGAATCCGAATACACTTCAGTCAGGATGGTATCGAGCATGGCGTCATCGCTAACAGCCGACAGGCGCGCAGTGGCCCACTTAGGCGAGTTCGATTGCAGCTTGGCACCAAGGCGGCGCTTGTACTGTGTCGGGGTCTCACCATCCAGCGGGGCAGGGGCGCGGTCGCCAAAAGCCTGAAAAGCCGGGTCGGCCTGCTCCTGAATGACAGCGAAGCGCTCGCGGTCCATATCAGAAAGCATGGCAGGGGCGCGACGGTTCAGGGCCGCGATTTCAGAGCGGAGAGCGGCCAGTTCGGCGCGAGTAGAATCTGCCACGCGCTTGTCACCTTCCTCTTCTTCAGCGTCCTTGCGACGACGATCAGCGGCGGTCTCGCGCGGCTCACCGGGCTCTTCCACTTCCAGATCGTCGTCATCTTTGCGGCGGCCAGCATCCTTGCGGCGGCTGTCCTTTTTATGCTCGGGCTCCTTAGCCTCTTCCTCGGCCCACTGCTTAAACGATTCTTCGCCGTCCTTGCGACGCGAATCCTTGCGGTCGTCGTCGTCATCGTCCATGCAATCATCGTCGTCCTTGCGGCGAGCGTCCATGCGATCGTCGTCATCGTCGTCTTTGCGCTTGGAATCCTTTTCCATGCGCTCTTCCATCGAGTCCATGCGGCTCTTGAGAGAGTCGAATTTGGAACACGCATCCTTAATCATATCTGCGATCTGACCGAGTTTCTCATCAGCATCGCTGATTACTTCGTTCTTGTGGCCCTGTTCTTCAGCCATAGTGTTGACTCCTTAGTTGGTGCGTTCGCATGACAATTTAAGTTTTTAAGGACTAGGGCTGCCATGCGTGCCCAAGCCGGTTAAATGTTTATATATTCCCAAACCTTGATCGCAGCGCCATCACCGATGCTTGTAGACGAAGCAGATCGAGGCTTTGGCTGGACTTGGGTGCGGAAATGATTTGAGCATCGGCAATCGCATCCGCTGCGGCGTCAATGCTCTCAACGCCAGTAGGATCGCCACCTTTGTCCCATACGCCATTGGCACATACGGCGATGTGATCCAGCAGAGATGGCTTGCCTTCGATGAGCATGACCTTTCCGTTTTCCAGTGTTACCCGGTCGTTCTCGGTGGGATCTGCAAAGTTAACGGCAGGGCTTGTAGACAATTGATTGTCACGCATGTTTTTAGCGGCGACTTCATCATAAACCTTAGCGATCCCCCACACTTCATCGGGTTTGTCCGCCGGAATGTAAGGCAGCATAATGGAACCAATCACCCGGTCGCTAAACTCTTGGTCATTCAGCAGCGAACGCTCTGGATGCTCCCAGATTACGGCTAGGCCATTGCACCGGGCCAGAAATTCATCATTGATGTAGATGCTGGGATCGCGCCAAACAAACTCTTGCCGGGCATGACGGTAGCTTGCGCCCGTGCCTGTGATACGGATGGCAAACAACCATACGTTCTCGTAACGTTGGGGGCTTGTCAGGCGTCCATCGGCAATGGCTTGGGCCACGCCTAGTTCATCCATCTTAAACCGCTCCAGAGCGATCTCTACGCCCGGATGCAGCGGTTGCGGTGGGGCGGTAATGGGCGACCACGCATAGCCATCATGCTCATTGGAAAGGCGCGGCGTAAACTGGTGGCTAACCTTGACCAGAAACGTGGTGAAGTCTACGTCCCCCGACGGAGCGGGTTCCAGCCCTTCCATAGCCACAACCATCTCCGCCGGAGACAAAGTGCGCGTCCACGGGGCCAGTTCATCCTCTTTAATGTGGATACCGGCTTCCTCGTATGTCTCACGGATGGCACCAGCCTCGGCAGTCTCGCCGTCATCCAGCTTGCCGCCGGGGACGCACCATTCGCCAGCATGATCGCCACCATCGGCGCGGCGCAAAAACAGCGCGCTATCGCCACAGGTGAAAAGAATGCCAGCCGCCTTAATCATTTGCAGTTCCATGCTTTGCGAGACCAATAGTTAGGCGATGTCTTGTCGTCAGGATCACTAAGATGAGCCGACCGAGCGCAGTAGGATTCGCGGTGGGCATCGCTGTTCTTTTTGATCTTCATGTCGGGGTCGCCAAAATTGACCTTCTTGACGTTGCCGGTTTTGGGGTCTTCAACGTAGACTTTGGACTTCTTAACGTCACCCGGCATGGGCTTGTTAAGAGGAACTTCATGCCCGTGGTATTCAGCATCCGTCAGCGCACGGCTAAACCGTCCAGCGGCATCGGCCAGACGGTTAAGCGATTTATGGCTGATGGTGGCGCGGGTCATATTAGGCTTTGCCGTGCTTACGGATAAACTTGTTTAGATCACTCTGCAAAACAGATGCGCCAGACATACTGTTTTGCTTAATAAGGCCCGCGCTTTTCATGCTTTGGAGAACATCCATAGAGGCATTTTCCCCAATGCCATCGCCCTTCATAACGCCAAGGGCTGCACTAAGGGAAAGCAATGCGTCGTCAGCATGAGTATCTTTGCGGAATTTGTCATATCCCTTGTCGCGAGATTCTTTAGCCTCACGATAGGCTTTGACCTTAGCCTCCAATGGGAGATTGGCCGCAGCGGCACGGGCTTTTTCATATTCCCGATCAATTTTTTTCAGTTCTTTAGCCACTGTAGGGTCATTAGTAACCCATGCAGCATCAATGCCATAGTTGCCCTCGGTGGTGCTGGAACCGGGAAGGTCGCGCTCGGCGTCCGCCTTGGCATACAGTGCATCAGCAGCGGCCAGTGCTCTATCCAGAGCAGGCAGGCTATCCTTGCGGTTGGTATACTGCGGATTGCTTAGAGCGTATTCCAGAGCATCGGCCTCGGTGGGGTATTCCGATACATCAAGACGGAAAATGGAAACGCTGCCGCCTTCGTCAACGGATATGATCCACTGACCACCTTCGCGGACGATGGTGGGGGCGGCATCCGCCTTTGCAGCCTTACGCTTGGCGATGCCTTCCGCCACTTCCTTAGCAGCCGCCAGACTGTAGAACCGACCGCTACTGCCCTGCACCACCCAATAGTCGGCCTCGGTGCCATTACTGCCCTTCTTGAAGGACGTATCAATCATGATACCGTGGTGCCTAATGTGGGCGGGAATACGGTCATCATCCGACCGGCCAAGGATAGCCTCATCATCCGCAGTGTCTTCACCCGGCAGATCACGCTCCGCATCGCCCACAACGCCAGCCTTTGCAGCGGCGTTGGTTGCCTCGGCCTTGCTGGCATAAGGGCCGTAACGCTCACGGCTGCCGGGCTTGGGGAAATAGAACTCGCCGTTTTCCTCATAGATGGCGGCATTGGCAGCATCGCCCCGCTTTTCACCCGACATCTTGTATGCAATCGCAACCGCTTGGGCCACAGGCTTTCCGGCCTTTACTTCCGTCTCAACATTGCGCGAAAAACCGGGAGTGCCGGGGGCTGCTTTTTCAAGAGGCATGGGTGCTATCCTTGGACATGTTGACAATAAGCGTTTTAAGCGACTTCAATTCTTTCATAATTGCACGATGTTCTGCCTCGGCATGAGCGCGCTCTCGACGATTAGCCACTTCCTGAGCCACGAGGATAAGTGGAAGAAAAGTGAGCTGCAACAATGCAGAAGAAACATACTGCACAAATGGCGTAGTCTGGGGAAACCAAAGTGGGATCAGCACAAAAGCGGCAAAGGCGTAAACACACTCCATAGTCGCCACCAGTGCAACAACTTGCACTGCTAGTTCCTCATTGAAGCGACGCCAATACCTATAAAGGCTCATGCCGATAAAGCCGCCATCTTAGCTTTAGCTTCTTCCAACGCTTTTTGGCCCTTTTCGGTCAAACATTCAGCAGGAATAGAACGTAAGGAAAACACATGTTGGTAGCTGCACTTGCAGAAGGGAAGCGAAGCCGGGGCCTCTACTTCATCTGTATAGCCGTTTTTATTTTGCTTTACTAGCCCCGCCTTATGCGCCCAGCTATTTCTTATTAAATAAAATTCGCCCTCGCGCTTATTGTGGTCCGGCCTGCCATTATACCCGCGCTGGTGAACGTGACTTCTCCAAAATCCCCCTATGGCACCGCCGTTAACAGCAACCGTAGTATTAATAGCGGCAAATAGCTTTTGGTTTTGGTCTATAATGACCCTGCGCTCTTCATATGGCAATTGCGCCAATGCTTTTTTTAGATTGGCCTTTTCATCGCGCTTTTTCACAATGCGACTGCCACCAGCGGGAACCGAGGTAGCCCAGCCACGAAAGCGCTGCATTGTCTTTTCAATTGCCTGCGGGCGGTTAACTTTAATCAGGTCAACACTAGCAGCAATCCGCCTGTCCAGTTCCGCGCGCAGTTCCGGCTTAATCTGTTGCAGCCGGTAAGGCGTCACGCCGGGGTTGTATTTTAGCACCCCGCCCATTTCCACCTGTTTGCGAAATACCGCATACATTGAATCGCGGACCATGCGCTCAATCTCGCTCATTGATTTCATAGAGCGCTCGGCAGCTAGGCGAAGTTGATCTGCCCAATATGTGATGGCTTCCTCTGACTGATAGCCATGATCTGTGACGTAAGCCACCGCCTCGGTTAGCACCTCATTATAGGTTGGGGTGCCATCAGGATTAGGCATGATTAAACAAACGTCCTTTTAATGGTGCCCCCACGAGGTAACGCTCCCCGGATTGATGCTTACAAGGCAACTGTTATGCTATTTAACTATAGGGGCAGAAATTACTCTTCTTGTCCGGCCATCATAGACTGTATTCTACAAGCCCGCATATAGGCATCCATTGCCGCCTCTAGCATTGCGACTGAATGCAATTGACTGCGCGTTGCAGCCTCCCAATCGCCTAATTGAGCCAGCGTCACAAAGCTATGTAATGCCTGCGTGTGATTAAGCGATGCAACTTTGTAATTATACAGCTCTTGATTAATGCAATTGGTGTGGTCTATCACTTTAGTTGCCAACAATCCGAATGGCAGACATGGCCTTGCGCCTTACCTCATCATCGATGGCGTTTAGCCTTTCCACCTTGCGGCCCCTGCGCTTTGTAGGGGCGCTATCATGGGCGCTTTCAGGAGCAGGCTCTGGCACCATCCGCTCTGGAACGGGCGGCTCGTATTCCGCAATCGCTTCAAAATCCAAATTGAGCGGCGATGCAAAAATCCTTTTATTATTGTTGATATTATCGCTAGCCCATTCCAGCAATTGCGCCTTGGCCTCAGAAGGCACCATAGGAGCGAAAACCTCCACAACGGCGATAATGGCCTTTAGGACAACATCCTCGCCCTGCATCTTCTCGCTGTCGGTCTCTTCGAGCAGATTAGGCCATTCAGCGTGGAAACTATTCCGCCATTCATTAAATGCGGCGGAATAAGACACGTTACCATATTCTTCAGGATATTTCTCCTGAACCGTGGCGTAGAAGTCCTCGTTCCAAGCGCGATACATGACTATCTCGGTCATGAAATCATAAAGCGGCTGCATCCATTGACGAATGCCGTCAATAAACTGCGCGATGGCCTTGGCGTCTTCTGTGCCCTCTCCAAAGCCCTCAGCGAATGTCTCGGTTAGGAGCAGCTTGGCAGGCGTGCCACAAGCCGACGCGATATTCTCGATGATATTTTTGCGCGCAAGGGAAAATGCGCCATCAAGATTTTGCAGATTAAGGCTCTCGATGCTCTCGGTGGTGCCGATAGATAAAACATTACCCACCTGCGCATCTTTAAGCATTTGCCGCTTCTGGCTGAAAATACGCATCATCGGCGCATCAACTGCGCTCGACTGGCTTTCCATTTTGGTGATGAGCAATCCCGCCTTGGTCGCCACCATCATATCGGTTGCCATTGTCATGAGAAATGACTTTAGCGGGAATAGACCGCGCTGATAAACCGACCGGCCAACAAAGCCAAAGCCAGCGCTTTCATATGCGATGTAGATCGGGGCCTCGTTCATCAGCACGCAAACGCGCGAGCGATGGTAAGGCTTGCCTGAAACGCTAACGCCAGTGACCTTTTGGAAGTCCAAAGCATTAGGGTCTTGATTAAGCACCAAGCTGCCCGCCGTGTTGAGCGGGTCAAAGGTGCTGATTGCCATGCTCGCGCCGTATAGCTTTTTAAAGTCTACAGGCTCTTGCGTGTCTTCGTCTTTTACCACAAGGCCGAGTGTGGAAATGCCGTAAATGCGCGCAGTCCGGGCGGCGTTAATAATATGGTTATCCGCCTTTAGTGCTTTCCATTCCTGATTGAATGACTCCACCAGCATTAGCCCGTCATTAGGCGCCTTGGGCACGGTGATTTCGCGCGGCTTATATGTTGCCATATATAGCGGGAAATCAACAATTTTTTGACCAAAAGGATGATATAAATACAGGGTTTTGCAAATAGAATAAGACGCTGATGAACCCGGCACAATATCATCGGAGTTCATTATAGCTTGCAATTCAGAGCCAAAAGTCTCCGTTCCATTGATGACATTGCTGGCCATGATTTTTCCTAATTATTGTGCAGGGGCTTCCGGCGCGGCGGCGGGAAGCTGTGTCCATATCTTCTGCAACAAAGGCCAAGCATTACTGCTGGTGGGCAATTGGCCGAGAACGTTAATAATGTCCTTAACTTCAGCTTCAGTCAGCGTGATTGTTACATTGTCCATTGCGAGTGGCCTTTATTGCGGGAGAATTAGAAAGAAGCTAGAGCCCGAGGAAGGATAACCTTGCTTGAATGAAAAAGCTAAAGACGAAAATGTGAGCGCGTCACTTATAGTAGACGTCCGCGATGTAGAAGTGCCAGCGGTAGATTGAGCCTCATCAACAACGCGAAGGCCGTAGTAGGTTAATGCCGTCGCCCCCGATGCCCTTGACGTGGTGCTAGTAGGCGTTGTTGGTATATCGCCGTTGGAACTGTTACTTACCGTAAAGAGAGATATGAGCAGGTCATAAGTCGATGTGGTGGTTTGCGTGTTAGTCGAAATGGAAGTTGCGGAACTTGATGAGTTGTAAGTCGCCGCAACGTCAAAGCCCGCTATAGTGCTGTAGGCCAGCATAACAGCCGAGCCAGAACTAAGCGTCATCGAAACCGACGATTCACTGCTACCGGCGAATTTATAAAACGCGCTTGCATGAGTGCCGTTAGTGCTTATCGCAGTCCATCCCGTCGGCGTTGAAGGGGTGGCACTAGCAGCTACGCATATGACAAGAAGATTGCCCGATGCATAACCGGACGGGACCGGGATAGTCGCCGTGCCCGAGCCAACCTGTTGAACGGCACCAGCGCCGATAAAGGACCATATCTGTGCCATTATGAAAGCGCTATCACATCCCAAACGGTTGTGGCTGAATTATACATGCAGCCCACATAAAGCGGCTTGGTGGAACTGCCATTTGTTATCGTGGGCAAGGTAATGCCGTCGGCATTGTATTGCGTGCCCCATGATAGCGTCTGGCTTGTGCCATTGTCTGTAATGCGGAGAATAAGGCTCTGCCCGTTTACAGGGGTGCCGCTCGGGTTTGCAATGGTGGCCGATGTAGACAGGCCGGTGACATAATAAACATTGCAGGTGCCGGGAGGTGTGATAGTCGACGTGGACGTTGTGCCGCTCACTGTGGGGATAAACAGCGGGGTGGTAACGCTGGTGGTGAAATTAGGCGCGGTGGAGCTGATCGAAGTCGTCCAAGCCGAACCTGTGGAAACCGGAATACCAGCTCCGGGATAAACCTGCGTTCCAGCAGGGCCGGTGGGGCCAGTCGGGCCAGTTGGGCCGTAAGGGCCAGCAGATCCGGTAGGGCCGACAACACTAGCGCCAGCAGAGCCCGTGGGGCCCGTCGTTCCTGTTGGACCAGTTGGACCGTAAACACCCGCAGAGCCCGTAGGACCAGTCGGGCCAGTGCTACCCGCTGAACCTGTGGGGCCGGTAGTGCCTGCAACACCCTGAGCGCCAACGGGGCCTGTCGGTCCAGTCGGGCCAGTCGGACCCGCAACCGATGAACTTGCGCCCGTGGCGCCGGTCGGACCAGTGGGGCCGGTGCTACCCGCAGTGCCGGAACTACCCGCAGGGCCGGTGGGGCCCGTTGGACCAGCAACCGAGGATGCAGCGCCGGTCGGGCCTGTAGGACCTGTCGGGCCAATGCCTGTGGGGCCGGTAGGACCTGTCGGCCCTGCTACAGCCGAGGCGGCTCCGGTTGGACCCGTCGGACCTGTAGGGCCAACGTTGCCGGTCGGGCCGGTCGGGCCAACAACGCCAACAATCGAAAACGTCCAGCTAGAATAAGAGCCGGAGCCCACTGTGTAGGCAACGCTAACCGTGATCGATGTATTGGCCGTCAGCGAGGTGATAACCCCCTCCTGATAAGCGGAGACGTTATTTAGAACACGGACCTGATCGCCAACGGCATAAGCGCCCGTATTGCTGGTGGCAAAAGCCTGAGATCCTATACCAATCGTCTGCGTCGTGGTTGACGTAACGCCAGCATAGCTAAGGCCAGTTGCGCCGGTAGGGCCGGTGGGGCCTGCAACCGTGCTAGCCGCACCTGTGGGGCCAGTCGGGCCTGTAGGGCCTTGTGGGCCGCTCGCGCCATCAAGATTGACCGTCCAGCTTGTGAACGTGCCGGAGCCCGTAATAGCTGTTACATTAGCCACTAGAGCGCCGGTTGCGGTGTTGTAGCTTGTCACCAAGCCCACCATGTAATTGGAAATGCTATTGGCGATGATAATCGGCTGGGCCGGTGTGTAAGCTAGACCAGTGCCAATAGTCAGAGATTGCGCTCCCGTGGCAATCGTCAAACTGGTGGTGCTAGTCGAAGCGTAATAAGTGCCAGCAGGGCCGGTAGGGCCTGTTGGACCGTAAGGGCCTGTAGGGCCGGTGTTGCCGACAGTCCCCGTAGGACCAGTGGGGCCAGCAACCGTTGAGGCTGCACCCGTAGGACCAGTCGGACCAGTCGGACCAGTCGGACCATTGGGACCGGGCACTGTAGACGCTGCACCTGTAGGACCTGTCGGCCCGGTGGGGCCTGTCGGACCATTGATGCCAGCCATTCCAGTCGGGCCAGTAGGACCAGCCGGACCATTAGCACCAGCAGCGCCAGTAGGCCCGGTGCTGCCTGCCGATCCCGTCGGACCCGTAGGACCGGAGTTAGGCGCAACCCAAGCCATTACTCCCGATGTCGATGCAGACAAAACGTAGTTATTGGCGGCAGGGCCAGCAGGAGGCAAAGTGTAGGTGGCCGAGGCCGTTGCAGATGCGCTTGGCTGAATAATGGTCGTTTGCGAATTGCTGTTGAACGTTAGTGTTGTCGCAGTGGCCGCGCCGATATTGGGCGTGGTGAATGAGGGGCTAATAGTCAGAGCAACGGTTGATCCCGTCCCGCTTACGCCATAGCTTGAAAGCCAAGAAGAGCCGCTGGAATAGACCAGACCAGCAGAAGGAAACGAAAAGCTATTGGGCGAACTGATGGTAATGCCGCCCGAGGCATTCGTGATATTAATACCAGAGCCAGCGGTCAGATTTGCAAGGGTGAACGTCCCGCTTGAAGTGCTGCCAATTAAAAGCTGGCCGTCCAAGGGAGGCGTTGTAACACCGGTTCCGCCTTGGCTTGCAGGCGCAGGGTAATCAACCTTACCAGACCAAGTGCTATCCCACTCGGCGGCAGTCGGCACATAACCTGTCGTCCAGCCGGGATTCGATGGTGTTGACATGAAGATTAAATCCGTTCCGAATTTTAATTAAATACCATTGGGCGAGCCAAGAGCAACACCTAGCGAATAAGCGTAAACGTCTAACAAGTCGTCCGCCCGTCTGGCAGCGTCTTTATCACCAATCCTAAAGCCTGTAACCTGCGAAACCAAATGATTGCGCGTTATGCCTTTATAGTTGGTGGTTTTATTAAAAGCAAAATCACTGATCTTGCACAGGCCTTGATGATGGTGCGATGAAACCGCAATAGCGCGCTCATCTTTACCGATGCTTGTGAACTTGGAATCCAGCGGGATTAAAGGCCAGCCCCGGCGTGCGCCATGCTGTAGCAAAACACTACCGCTGGATTTATCCTCTATCCAAACACCCCTAACACCCTCCCGAGCGCCGACCTGTTTGCTTAACTCATTAAGCCGGGGCAAAATGACATTAGGCAGCCAAGAGGTGAGAAGATCAGCCTCGACTTGGATTAAGTCCCAATCCAGAATAACCAGCGGTATGCCAGCATATTGATTGCGCGCCATGTAGATCACGGCGGTGCCATCATTATCGCTGCCAGTCTTAACGGCGCTATCCACAACCGCAAAAACCCTGTCGCAGTTAGTCGGATAAGCAACCGGCTGCCCGCTATCTAGCCACTTATCTATGCCGAAGAATGCAACACCAGACCAGTCGACAAACTGGCATTCAATCTCTTGCCTGAAAACGTCCGGGTGCAGTCGCGCCCTTTCAGTCTCCACCCACTCCCGATCAACGAGAGGATTCTCCCAGCTTGGCGCGTGATGCTCCACAAAGCCCATCTCAGGGTCATTGCATATGCGCCAAAAGAAGTTCTCAGGATCAATCCCGTTAGGCGTTGAAAATGCCCATACCGTAGCATTAGGCTTTGTCGCCATCGTGGGGACAAGTGACTTGTGCCATATGTCCAGCATCTGCGAGTTTTTGGTGTAAGCCGCCTCATCTATCAGGATAAGGTCATATTCACGGCCACGACCAGCCAAGGGGTTATCGGTGGTTTGCCAGAAGTCAGCCTTGCCGCCATTTAAAGCTTTTATCGTTCCCTCGCTGCGATTGCTCCCGGTTAAGATGGAATGCATCCCGGTCACTATCTCTTCATAGGGCTCTGATAGCTGCTTATAGGTCGGAGCGAAAAGGCCTACCTTCTGCCCCTTGAATATCGCATCACTTGCTAGGGTGATAATGCCTTTGGTCTTGCCCCATCGACGCCCGCACCGCACCGCATTACGCTTGCCGCGATTATTCCAGATTGAGACCTGCCCATCATGAAATGTGGGGTATGATACTTCAAGGGTAATCATGTTTAATCGCTCGGCAATCCGCCGTGAGCGACTATCCTAACCGTTTTATCCTCATCGCCTGACTTTTTGCCATCAGGGATAAGGCCGTTTAGTTTTGCTAAATCCATAATGGCAAGACGCCATACTGAAAGGCCTGATGGCTCATCTATGCGCTCTGCCTTTTGCGCCACTCTCATCAGCTCTTGGCTGAGGCTTGCTATTGTGATTTCCGTTTTCTCGGCTGCGTGCTCTTGTAGCTCTTTAACGCGAGCCTTTATGTTAGCGTTAGTTAGTAATTTGCACCCATTTACTTTGGCGGTAATGGGTATGGCTTTGTAACCGGCCTCCACATAAGCATCAGCTTGGCTTTTGCCCTTGGCAATGGCTTGCGCAAACCTTTCATGCTTTGGATTTGCTAGGACCGCCACTCGGGTAACTCCTTATCCGGCGGTGATCTTATTTTGCCGGGTTAGTTGGTATATTCTCCCATGTAGGGATTGCCCTAATAAAACGAAACCCCGCCGGTTGAGGGCGAGGCGTCGTGCGAAAGCTGTGAAGGCGTGTCGCACAAAACACAGTAGATGCTTTTTTCCAGCTGTCAAATTAAAACGTGCCCAGCCCGTTTAGGGGCTATGTAATTTACCCACCCTTTATTCGCTCGCGTCTCTAGTGATACGCCTTCCAGTGATCGAATAGGATGGGAAGGCTCTTTGTGAGAGAGCCTAAACAAAAGCAAGGGCTTCCACCTGCTGCCAGTAGATCAGCACCGGATTGCCTCGGCTGCGAGACTACTGTCTGCCCTTGCAAGGGGCAAAGCTCGGAAATGACCGGCGCGCAGGGGTGGGGGATTAGGCACCCAAGGCACTATTAGGATCGGAGTCCCGGCTTAAGAAAGCGCGAGTAAGGCCCAACTCCCTATCCGCGCTAGTGGTATTTTGAAAAATGCCGTGGCGCAATTCGCCACTCTGACTATTTGCTATCATGGTCCCGTGCCAATTGTCAATAGGGATGCAATTAAAAACCACCGATGGCTTTAGCTATTTTATCACCGGCCTTGCGTAGTTCTGCCATCGCCATTTTATGAATAGATGTTTTAGGCTCAAACCATGTTATTACTCTGCCGTCTTTTCCAATACGCTGGCGCATGATTGAGCCATATTTAGCCATAGCCCACTGACTGACCGTTTGCTCTTGTATGGTTACTGCTCGGACAATATCGCAAAGGGGGCCAAGCGCTTTATCCATTCGGCCCATTTCTAGTATTGCTCTTATAGTGTAAGGCGGTAATCCACCGTCTCCACCTCCCCTTGGTGTCCTATCCAGAGTGCAGCGGGTAGGGGATAAGTCTTGAGCGATAGCCATGTTGCGGTAATGGGTAAGGGCAGCATATTGCTGGTCTGTTATGTGACCCGCCGCCACCATGACATCAATCACGGGCAATCGGCGGTATGCCAGCTTGGCGCGGACAAATATCCCTTGGGCCATTTGCTCGTCTGTGGGGGCTACAATATCCACCCGATCTTCAACGGGCTTTGCCTTTTTGACCTTGCGCGCCTTTGCCATTTTACCCCTCGCTGGATAAATGATTTATCCGCCTTTGCCGCCGATGTAATTATGCCAAGCGTTGAATAGGCGGCGCAGAGCATAAGATCGTACTAAGGACACAAACGTAAAGACCCCGCCGATTTCAAGGTTAGTGCTGGCGGCGGCGTGTATTCCGAAAATCGGAAACACAATCATTTGCGTCACTACGGCAATGCTATATCCGATAGTTGTGTTTGCAAGCGCCTCAAGCGCTGAGTGCTTTTTTGATTGCGTCATTTTATGCCATTAAATTCATATTCATCATTTATAATCGCGGGATTTACGCCAATCAATTCGCCGCGCCTATATCTTTCGCGCAATTTATCCCGAGATTCACCGTTGGCAATGTAGCCTAATGCTTTGCCATTGGAAACACCGGGTTTGGGCTCTGGTGGGGGCTTATCGGAGAATAAGTCATTCATTAGTATAATTCATGTAAAACTCATTATCTTCAGATTTATCAAGATAATTTGTATAATCTTTATTAAATTTATCAAGCAATTCTACCCATACTTTATTGCTACCTAGCTCTGGGTAATTGCAATATGTATGTTGCAAGATAGCGTTGACGTCATTCCAGCTTTACAATAGATTTTCTAAAGGCAGAAAAACTACTTCGTTTTCATGATTGATTTCGGACATTATTTTATCTCCACAAAAGTGCTGTTTCTAAAATCAAACGTAACATTGACCGTGCCGCGCCTGCCCGGCATTCCCATGCGGACTTTTGTAATGACAATTTGCGCCTCGTTCTGATCGAAGTTCTTGCGGTGATAGGTCAGCCCATATTCTGGCTTGTTCGCCCAGTGTGCACTGCCAGAAATCTCATATAGGCCGGGGATAATCTTAACCCCCGGCTGTGGCTTGGCAGGGTGCGCAATAATCCAAAATGCCACATCATGCGTCTTTGCAAAGTGCTTTATCGCCCTAATGGAGCGCCCGATATATTCCGTCTCGGATTCATCGCGGCGGCGCTTGTGTTCTATTTCGTTCCACGGATCAAGGACGATCATTTTTGCACCGTGTCGTTTCACCGCCAGCGAGGCAAGGCGCAGGAACTCTTCCAAGTCCATTTCCATGCCTTCGTCCACCGTCTGCGAAATGATGGTAAGGCGCTCGCGCAAAAGCTGATCGACTTCGCGCAAGTCTCGGTTCGGCAAATCGTGCTTACCGCACTTTAGCAACGCCATGCGAAGGCCATCCCTCAGGATGGGCTTAACGTCCGTCTCAAAGCTGGCGACGCAAACCGGGAAGTGCTTGGCTAGCGTATGGCCGATAATCGCGTTTAGCAGGGTGGATTTACCCATATTGGCGTATCCGGTGACGACTGTAAGCGTTCCCGGCACGATACGGATCATGTCATCAATGGCGTCCACTCCAACGCTGTAGGAACGGATTTCGCCGCGCTCGGGAAAGTCGTCTAGCGTGTAAAGCCCCTGCACCGGGTATGGCTTAGCCGTGGTTATGCAGTCAACTACGCGCTCGGGGCCATATTCCTGCAAAACCTCGTTCAAATCTTTACAGGGGAATGGGTAGTCAATGAACCTGCATCGCTCTGCCCCCAAAAGAGCCACAAGATCGGCGGCAAGGTTATATCCTGCCGGGTCGGCGTCGGCGGCAATCACAAACTCTTTTACGCCAGCCAGAGAATCGGCATGGCGGTCAACCCATTCATACCGCTTTGCAGTATCTAGGTTCTCAGTCGGCTTTCCGGGCGCTCCGTTGGGAACCGACACGGCGTATTGAAAACCCGCTTGAATTGCCGCCAGTGCGTCCCATTCCCCCTCGGTTATCACCAGCGGAGCGTGCCCGTTCCGAACCTTGGCTTCGCTCAGGCAATCGGCGTTCCATAGCGATAGAGGAGAGCCGCTGTCCATTCGGTGATCTTTTTCCGAGATCAACCGATATTTGTGATTTATGGTTTCCGCCCCCTCCCGGTAGGGCACCGCCAGCCAATTCTTTCCGTCTCGCAATACCGTTTTCAGGCCGTATTCCTCTGCAAGAGTCGGATCGAGAGCGCGAGCCATCAGCCATTCCGCGTGCTTGGGGTGAAGTGTCATTATCCGCTCCTGAAAATCCGCAACCGTTGTGGCAAAGCCAAACCCATCCATGTTTGTCGTGGGTAACGCTCAGGCTTTTATCTTTTTTATTTTTGCGCGTGTCTCCGCACTGGGGGCATTTGTGTTTTCCCGCCTTTGTGGGCCGCCAATCTGTCATGGTCCCAAATACCTCGGTTCGCCAGCTTCAATGCTATCACGCGCTTCCTGCTGTTTTCGTGATAACCAGCTTGACGTAGATTGAAACCATTTTTTCCGCTCATCTTCTGGACGGTCTTTTAACCAATCGTCTCTGGATTGCAAAGCCGCCATGATGTCCACCTTGGGGTATGCCTTTTGCCAACGGCTCAGGTCGGCAGGTTTTAGTCGGATCACGAAACCCGAAAAAGCGTAATTATAATCTTTCTTTTCTTTATCTGTATCTGTATCTGTATCTGTATGGCATAGCGTTCGCTGAGCGTTCGCTGAGCGTTCGCTTAGCATTCGCTGAGCGTTCGCTAGACCCCCTTTCCTATTTTTCAATGACTTACACCGCACCTTGTGCAGCTCATGCTCCACCCTACTATGAAACCATTTCCCGCCAACAACCTCGAAGAAGTCCGCTAAAGTTGGTTTTAGACGGTTCCAAGCACGGGCTTCAAGGCGGCAAATTCGGGCTAGTTTTTTGTCGTCATCGGGCAGCGCTTCACCCCTCTGCCAATAGGTCATGATGAGCAAAAGATATGCCCCATGCTCAATCGTCGACAGGTGCGCAGCGTCTGATAAATAGTCTGCCACATAGAGCGGCATATAGGGTAAGGCGGCCATTAAACTGATTCCAATCCGCCTAGCACAATCCAATCTTCCGCTTCCTCGGCGGTAAGGTGGCCGTGCTGATAAGCTATCATGATGCGATGCTTTTTTTCGCTTGGATCAGCCTCTATCTCGATAAATCGTTCAATCAGCCTTTTGGCGAATATCCGCAAATCCAAATGCGTGCTGGTGACGTATGGCATTTATGCCTCCGTCATTGATGTTGAATTGACAGTAATGCCAAACTGGCTTTCCAGCTTGTCGGAGGGCAGACGGCGAAATTCACCGCACCAATCATTGATGCGCGTTGTGGGCCAAACGCATTCTTTATTGGCGGGATTTACAAATGGCGGGCGGCGGCGGCAGCGGCCATCATCCAATCCGATAAATCTATCCCAAAGGCGACAAAACTCGCATTTTCTGGGAACCAAAACGTCCAAAGATACAATATTATCTTGTGTTTTTGGCGTTAAAATACTAAGCGTTTTTCTCGTCATGGCGAACTTCCTTTCGCTAATGTCTAGGGCTGGGAAGAGGCGCTAACACTCTCCCGGCCCTCTTACCTTATACTACCCAGCCCCAATTCGCTAGCGCTTTATCAACGTCATCGGTGGACCTGCAAATGGCGTAGTGATGGCCCAAACTTTCAAGCCATGCCTTACACGCCTTCTGGCTGGGATGGATGGTGCCTGTGGGGGTTTTGACCTCGATATGGCC